TCGTCAGGTAAGTTTTTAAATCCTTGATAACTAATTTCTATAACATCACCTTGAGTTATTACATCTCCAGCTGCATTTATAGCATTAGTATCATAACCTCTATCAAACAATCTTGATTCAGAGTTTGTCATAGCTGTTCTACTGAACTTCAACTCTATATCTGTTGTTTCGTCCCAAGTACCCGGTTGCATATTCGCACCGCTGTTACCGTCTTTAAAATTATTATATATAGTAATTATTTCATTTGTTTCATCTATATCAATAACATTCCACAACTCTTGTATTTCTTGTCCTGGAAAACCTGATACTACATCTCCAATTTTTATAAGACTTAAATCACTACCGGCTAACATTGTTAAATCATAACCTCTTGCGTGTGCACCAGGAGCAGTAGCTTGAGTACCTGAATCTGCAACTCTAATAACTTGTTCTAAAACTATAGGAGTTTCATAAGGATAGTATTTTGCTACTGATATTTGATCTTCATTTACATAATATGAAGGAATAGGATCACCTAATGGATTAGCTGAACTAACATTTATTTTTCTAGGTTGATTACGATTATCAGTCCAAAATAACAAATTATCTAATAAATTAGTAGCAAATATAGGATTTGATTGAGAAAAATTCAAAAACGAACCAATAGCTAATAA